ATATGGGGATATCCATGATCGAGTTTACCACTTAGATGATAAGGAGCTGAATAGATGAGATACGCTTCAATAAGAAAAATGGACATTAGCAACGGAGAATGGCTTGGCGTAGCCCTCTTCGTTCAAGGATGCCACTTCCATTGTAAGAATTGTTTTAATAAAGAAACGTGGGATTTTAATGGCGGCAATAAATTAACTTTTAAAGAAATTGAGGAACTATTGCATCAGTTATCAAAGCCCCAATATACAAGGTTAAGTATTCTTGGCGGTGAGCCTTTAGCAAAAGAAAATAGAGATGGTGTTTCTGCAATATGCAAATTTGTCAAAGAGTTTATGCCAGACAAAAAAATCTGGTTATATACAGGGAATAAAGCAGAAGATATTGGTTTGGACTTAGCTGAATATTCTCGCAGAAGTAGAACAAACCATCTTATGTACGATTGCAGACTTGAGATTCTTCCTTACATAGATGTCCTCGTAGACGGACAGTATGTAGACGAATTGAAAGACATGTCTTATCCGTGGGCAGGATCAACAAATCAGAAAGTGGTTGATGTACAAAAATCATTAGAAAGAAATGTGGTGGTCTTATGGAAAAGCACTTCGGATAATCTGTCCATGACAGAAGAACATGATGAAAATGAGTGAAATAAAACACTTTTGTCAAAATTATTAAAATAAACATAAGAAAATCGTTGAAATATAAGTGATTTTTCACATTAAATATAGCAATAAAATTCCACTTTTATCCCACTATAGAAAGGAGTGTACTAATTATGCCAAAATCAAAAGATTGTCTACAGGATAAAGACTTTTTACAATATGTTCCTACAAAATTTCAGCAGAATCGTAAGACAATGTTAAAGAAAAGAAATCGTAGGAAGAGTTATCATCAAAGGTTAGCGAGACTTAAAAATATCGGTGGGTATCCTGAACCTGTGCAATATGTAGACAAGTATTATTGTGGATTCTATGAAATACCTCGTAAGAAACCTTATTATAAAAGGTTATATATCAGCAATTGGGATGATTACAGATTTCATAAGAGACTGTCTAACAAGAAAGTTCGCAGAGTATTAGATGTGTCAAGTCGAGGTGGCTATAAGAAAGTACACGATCTATGGTGGGAGACACTTTAGAAAGGAGATATTCATGAATAACAGAGATTTACCAAAGAAAGACGATATTTACAAACATTTCAAAGGACATTTCTACAGAGTAATTGACCTTGCAACACATACAGAAACAAATGAGAAACTGGTAATTTATCAGGCAATGTATGGTGATTTCAATATTTACGCTAGACCAGTAGAAATGTTTCTGAGTGAAGTTGATCACGAGAAATACCCTGATGTGGAACAGAAATACAGATTTAAAAGAGTAGGAGAAAAATCATGCAGATGACATTGATCTGCAATATTTGTGAAAAGTTGGCATTGACGCTTGGAGCAATTGGGCTTGTAGGCTTTGCAGTGTATCTAATCATTGCAATTGTATTAAGTGTAAAAAACAAATTTATCGAGCCATTGTATAGTGTATTTCCACAAGAGCAGCCTTGGTATTTGAGTTTCATGTATATTTCAATTGGATTTTTATTTTTGATTAAATATTAAGGAAGGTTGGTGTAGAGGTATATTCAAAGTAATAATTATGGTACTGAGCATAATTGAATGGATACTGATTGGCTGGTGTGTCATTTCAGCTACTATATGTAATATTTTATTCTTCAAACATGAGAAAGAGATTGACAAGCACATCTCTTTCTGGTTTAAATCAGCAGTATTGGCATACTTAATGGGATTCTTTGTTTTAGGAGTTGCCGTAATACTAATAAATATATAATAATGTAACATTTCTAGTTACATTTCTGATGACTATTCGAGGAGAAATATCTATAGATTAGACATGTCTTATTTCTTCCATATGATGACTTTAAAATTTTGTTTTTATCTACGTTTCAATTTTTGTAGGTAAAACAATACAAAACAAATACATAAGAAAGGTTTTATTAAGTAATCCTAGGTAAAACGCAGTGCGCTGCCTTGTAAATATAAGGTTTAAATGACAGAAAATAAAAACAAAACTTTCAATCCGCTGAATGTAAGTAGTAAGTTTGCAATATGCGGATTACCTATTCGAGTAGATACATATAAAACATGTAGTTTTGGATGTAAATATTGTTTTTCTAATTATAGGAAGATAATGGAATTTGATAAAAATTTACAAATTGGTAATGTTAAATCCGTTGAGCGTCGATTAGATAAAATTTTCGTTCATAATAAAGTGGATAAAACAAATTTTTTAGATTTTTTAATATCTCAACGATATGATTGGCATTGTGGTGGTATGAGCGATCCATTCCAGCCAGCAGAAGAGAAATTTCATATTACAAAACAGTTGATTGATATTACTAAACCATACAATATTCATATTTTATTTAGTACAAAATCTTCAACACTGTATGGTTGTGAAGTTGAGTCAGATTTACATACCTTCCAAATGTCTGTAACAAATGTAACTAACGACAAATCAATAGAGCCAAATGTTCCAGATATCTTAGAAAGATATAAATTATATCGAAATTTAAAAGACAATGGATTTAAAGTTGGCATTAGAATCCAACCATTCATTCCAGGAATTTCATCTACAGATATTATTGATATGTTTCATGACGCAGATCATTTTACTATCGAAGGTTTAAAAATTGTTCCACAAAATAAGGAACATAAAGAATACCTATTAAAACTTACTGGATTGGATAAGTCTAATTTTACGCAAATGGGATTGTTAAATTTAAAACCAAACATTCGATTAAACTTATATCAGCCATTGATTGAAAAATTGCAACATTATCATATCTCATATAGTATTGCAGATAATGATTTGCATTATTTGGGAACCTCAAAATGTTGTTGCGGAGATACATTAACAAACAAAACAACTGATTTCAATAATACTGCAATGATATATAAATATGGTATTGATTATACGAAAGAAAATATTAATTCAGAACTTATTAAATCTAATGTTTGTGACTGTAAGTGCTGTCAATTGTTTACGTCAAATAGGCAAGAAGGATGTAAAACAGTACAAGAATTTTATGATAAAAGATTTGATAGAAAGTCAAGTCCATTTAGCCCCAAATTTTTATACAAAGAAGTATGAAATCTGATGGGCAATGGGTGGACAGAGCCAGTAATTGAATGGATTTTGAGTGGAATTAGAAAGGACATAAATGATAATAAATAGAGTTTGGTCAATGCCAAATAAACACACATTTCTGATTAAACCAATTAAAGAATTGGTTGATAAATATATACATGGATATAGTATAGATCCGTTTGCTAATGAATGTAAAATTGCAAATGTTACGAATGATATTGATAATTCATACGACACGTCTTTTCACATGGATGCGATTGATTTCCTCAAAATATTTGCTGATGAATCAGTAGATACAGTATTGTATGATCCTCCATATAGTCCAAGACAGGTAAGTGAAAGTTATAAAAAATTAGGAATGTCTGTAAATATGAAAACAACTCAAGCTTCTTATTGGGCAAAACAAAAGGCAGAAATTAGTAGAATTGTAACACCAAATGGAATTGTTATTAGCTGCGGCTGGAATAGTGGTGGTATTGGTAAGAAATATGGATTTGAAATTCAAGAAATTTTACTTGTTCCGCATGGTGGAGCACATAATGACACAATAGTTGTAGTCGAGAAGAAAATCTAATCTAAAGATATTTGCGAGGAGAAATATGAGCGAAAAGAATAGATATTTAGACAATTTATATTCACAGTGTCAAAGTTGTGCTAATAGGTATACTTCTTTTGAGTGTGCTTTATGCGAAGACTTTGACATGTACAAAGAGGAATATAAAGAAGACAAAGAAGTAAAAGAACCAAATACAATTACGATCATTAAATATGACGACTGGCAATCTATTGAAGTCAATGGGACTAAAATAGAAAACCATAAATTAGATGTTGATGATTTTACAGATGTTTTAAAGGAATTAGGGTTCAAAGTCAACGTAGTATGGGAGGATTCAGATGTTTAAAATACAAGAAATTGGCAGGTCTCCAACACCTAAGAAACCAATCACTGTATATGCAGTTCGTGAAGACAAAGATAGTGACAGTTATTGTGATTTTGAGACAGTTGAATTCCTCATATACAAAGACGATAACTGGGTTTGGGTAAGTGGTTTATGTTATGAACCATATGGATTAAATGGATCGTGTGAAATATAAAAGGAGAGTTAATTGTTTCAGAAATTAAAAGAGAAAATTAGAAAATGGTTGTTAGAAATTCTACAACCTGATATTGATGCCTTAAAAAATGAAATTAATGAAAGTAACACTACATTAAGATTTGCCACAAACAACTGCAATGAGGCGGCTCGTCAGTGTCAAATTTCAACAAAGCAGAATAAAGAAATGAAGAAGATGTACAACCAGATTACAGATGTAGCAGTTGACATTGGATTTCATGATTCAGAGCGTTCGTGGGCAGTTGTATGTATTGCTGGGAGACCTGAATATGTAAAATTTATTCCTTTAAGCGGTGCAGATGCTAGAACTGTTATGAATTTTTTAAGACAGTTTCAGTATTCACATCCCATTGTTGATAGTCCACTAAGATTCAAAGATGGGCTTCAGAGATATTTTATATAGAAGGAGATTGCAAACTATGATAACAAATAAACCAACAACACTGATTATTAAAGACAGAGCAACGGGCAAAACAACACAGTTGCTTTACACAAGTGCTACAACACAGTATCCGATCATTGTACAGAATCATTCACAGGTCAATCTATTATTAGACAAAGCAAACGATCTTGCCTTAATTATTCCAGTGCCTATGACTGTAGAAGAATTTAGAAACAGAATGGGAAGAACATGTGATTGCGTTCTTGTTGATGAAGGATATGACTTAATTGGCGAAGCCCTTGATGCTTATATGGGAACGCATGTGATGGCAGTAACTTTGACTGATAGAGTAAAAGAGTTAGCAGATAAGAAAGTGGTGAGATTGTAATGGAAGAACCAAATTATATAACAGTTGGACAGCTTAAAAAAGAGTTAGAAAAATATTCAGATGATACGCCAGTTGTTGGCATAGATAATGAATTTATTACTACGACAGAACATGACACTATTGCACTTGAGGATGGTGTAGGATTATACGAATTTGGAGTTGTGAGAATTTGCTAATTGATGACTTTAATTAAATAATAAACCAGAAAGGAAAATGAGAGTGTAGCTACTGTAAACCATATGGGCTTTCTGGTAAAGAAAAATAGTATATCAAGGAAGTAAAAATAGAATTGCAAAATATATTGTACCGATTATTCAGAAATATATTGATGATAACAATATTGAAACATACATAGAGCCATTTGTTGGCGGAGCCAATATTATTGATAAGATTCAATGTAAAAACAAAATTGGCGCAGACATTAATGATGAATTGATTGCATTATTGAAATACGTTCAAAAAAATCCAACGATTCCAATTGCTCCAAAAATTTGTTCAAAAGAACATTATATGGATGTTAGAGAAAACCGCAAAGCAGGAGGAGGCAAATATTCTAAAGAGTACACTGCCCTGATTGGATATTGCGCAAGTTTCGGGGGTAAATATTACAATGGTGGATTTGGACAAGTTAGAACTGGGAAAAGAAATATTTATTATGAGAGAGTGATTAATTTACGAAAACAAGCGATTTCATTAAAGAATATTTCTTTTATGTCATGCGACTATAACTATTTCAAGGATGTAAAAAATTGTTTATTATATCTTGATCCGCCATATAAAGGCACAAGTAATTACGCTAAAAGTTGTATGAATTATGATCATTTTTATAAATTTTGTCATGATATTGCACAAAATAACTTTGTTATTATTAGCGAATACGATATGCCAAGTGAAGAATTTAAATGCATTTGGCAAAAAGAACGCACAGTGTGTCAAGATGCTAATCGTACAAACGGGCAAAAGGCAACTGAAAAACTATTCATTCCAAATTTATGATTAGTTACATAAAAGAAATATTTTATCGCAAAATTGACCGTCAAAAAACCCTTATTTTACAAGGGTTTCGGTCGATGCGATTTTAGGAAATTTTAGAACAATGAAGAAAATCAAGGGAATGAGGTCAAGATGATTGAAATTTTAGAAAGAGGAACACGAAAACAATGCACTTGCGAAAATTGTGGTGCAGAGTTGAGTTATGAGAAAGATGATATTAAAGATAAACCAAAGCGTACGATTGATTTCAGAACTCTCAAACCAGTGTACCCACCAAACTATATTATCTGCCCACAGTGCAAACATCCAATCGAAGTCGAGGTAGAGAAAGATGATTAAGATTTTAAAAGGTGGAACTAAACGCAAAGTGAAGTGTAATGGATGTGGCGCCAAATTGAGATTTGATGAATCAGATATTAAATCTGAACTTGTCGGATACAGCTATTATAGTGGGTATGTGGAATTAATTCACTGTCCACAGTGTGGTCATAAAATTATATTGTAAAGTCAAACAACAGAAAGGTGGTGAAAAGCAGTGCATCCTAACCGATTTTTTGATGAATGTGGTATCAGAACAGGAATTGATACAGTTGAAATTTTTGATGAAGAATTACGATCTAAATTACGTAATACACACCCAAAGAATTTTATCAAAACAAAAGTAGAATTGCCAGTATATGAAATTAAACTAGCTTATTTTACAGCAAAAGGAAATTATAAAGTTTCACATAGATATGCGGTATTGAACTCAAAAGAAGAAAATGAGTATTCAGATTTTTGGCTTGATATGTTTGTTCAGGACTATAACAATGAGAATCCAGATCATCCAATGAAAGATTGCAAAATCTTAGATATGAAATATATCGGAGACGCTGTGCTGCCGATTGGTTAGGCTTCAACCATCTGTGCTAATTACCTTTAGAACATAAAGGTTTTCACGAAGATATGATTCAACGGATCGTTGGTTAGATTGTATCGAAAAAGTAATGTGATAGTGATGTAAAAAGACACTCACCAAGTATGGCTTTACCTCACGGAAAACGAAATAAATTTTCGTGAGGAAGTACATTTGGTTAAGAAACCTAAGAATATTGATGAATTATTAGATACATGTCCTGCAAACAAGACAATTTGTGACAACATGATTCGGGCATGGTCAATTATAAACAGAACTGATTATAAAAAGATTTTATGCTCAATTTCTGGTGGAGCTGACAGTGATGTGATGCTAGACATTATCTGGAAATGCGACATACATAACAAGGTTGATTACATGTGGTTTGATACTGGTTTAGAATATCAAGCAACTAAAGATCATCTGAAATATCTTGAAAATAAATATGATATTGAGATTATCCAACAGAGAGCAATTAAAGCAATTCCATTATCATGTAAGATTTATGGACAACCATTCATGTCTAAGTATGTCAGCGAAATGATGTATAGATTGCAAAGCCACGGATTTCAGTGGGAAGATGAATCATTTGATGATTTATATAAGAAGTATCCGAAGTGCAAATCTGCTCTTATGTGGTGGTGTGATTCACACGGTACGTTAAATAATGGCAAAAGATTAAGTAGTTTCAATATTAACTACAACAGATTT